TAAATGGGTGAAGATCAACATCATATAAATGATCTATATGAGGATATGGAAAGACTTAATGCATTATATGAAGAGTTAATGTGGTCTCATGATGTAGCATTGGATTTCTCTGCTGATTATGAGAATAATAGAATTATAATTTCAGTCAAAGATGAAAAATTGAAACGTCCTGCATTATGAAAATGGAATTAAAAGATTGGCTTAATTCTATAAATTTTACGAAGAAGGTTCCTGAAGATCCTTCTGATATTAAAACTTATCCACCATATATTATCAATCGTTGTTTATCAGGACATCTTGATTGCATTATGTTTGCTAACGAAATGAACAAGTATTCATTCTTAGATAAAGACATGCAATATTCTTTTTATCTAAATACACTTAGGAAAAAGAAAAGATTTAGTCCCTGGCTCCGAAAGGAAAAAGTCACAGACCTTGAAATCATTAAACAATACTATGGTTATAGTAACGAAAAGGCATCGCAAGCCTTGAAGATTTTATCGCAAGAACAAATTGCATTTATTAAACAACGACTTGAAATTGGTGGTACAAAATGAGCACTACACAAGAACCACAGGTAACTTGGTCAGCAGATATGATGGTAGAGGTTCTTCTAAATGAACCTGATGATTTCCTAAAGGTAAGAGAAACCCTTACAAGAATTGGAGTAGCATCTAGAAAGGAGAAAAAATTATATCAGTCTTGTCATATACTTCATAAGCAAGGAAGATATTATCTCGTTCACTTCAAAGAATTATTTGCATTAGATGGTAAACATGCCAATCTAACGGTTAATGATGTTCAGAGACGTAATCGCATTATTCGTTTATTGTCAGATTGGGGTTTAGTAAATATTGTAAAGGAGGAATCGGTTGTTGATATTGCTCCTTTAAATCAAATTAAAGTCTTAGCTTACAGGGATAAGGGAGATTGGATATTAGAACAGAAGTATAATATTGGTAAAAAAATTAAGACAGTACAGGAAACCGAATAGATAAAATTTGATAATTGTGCTATAAATAAGTATGGTTGCCGCAAGGAACCAAACTTACACTCGCTTTTAAAGGAGAACCATGAACACACTAGCACGATACCATGCTGCTAATCTTCCAGATCTTTTCGATAAGATTACTAAGAACAGCATAGGAATGGATGACTATCTGAATAGTTTCTTTAATTCAGATGTTCCACAATCAAATTACCCACCATATAATTTAATACAATTAAACAATCATGAGTCGAAACTCGAAATCGCCTTGGCGGGGTTCAAGAAAGATGAGCTCAAAGTCTTCACGGAGTTTGGAAAACTATATGTCAAAGGCAAGAAAGAAGAATCAGAAGTTGTTGGAGAATTTGTCCATAAAGGATTGGCACAACGATCCTTTGAGCGGGTCTGGACGGTCACCGATGATACGAAGGTTGGATCCGTCAAGTTTGAAGATGGATTATTAACCGTAGAACTAAATAAAATTGTTCCTGATCATCACGCACGTAAAGAGTATCTTTAATTATGGCACTATCTCAACAAACCCTAGATCATCTACTCGAAGCAGAGGGTAGTCTCAGAGCAGCAATTAGATGTTCTGCTACAAATGAAAAACCTATGGTGGTTACTCAACTATCTCAATTGCTTATGGATATTGAAAGGGTTAGAGAATTTGAAAAACTGCAAGACATTGTAGATGCAGAAATTGAGAAGAAGAGGGAGTCTTGACAGACTCTCTTTTTTTGTTTATAATAGATCTGGTATTAAATAAAAAATGTCAAAGAAGATAACTCTCAAATTTACCATTAGACAAGATGGGTATGTAACCGAAGAAGTTATCGGTACAACATCTCACGAATGTGTTGAACTAACTAAACAGATAGATAATGCATTAGGAGATTTAGAAACCCGTCAATTTAAACCCGAATTTTATTCCAACAATGTCGCACTTCAGCACAGTCAAAACCAAACTCAGGAACAAACCACAACTACAGGAAGCACTGGAGATTCTTCAGTATGATGTAAAGGAAGATCAGGAACTTAAAGTAACTGGTAATCATGGTATTGGTCATGAAACAGTAGAGGCTGAACTTGCTATTTCTACTGATATTGGTTTCCGTATGAATCCAATGACAGGTGAGTATGAACTAGTTGCAGATCTTGAAACATGGAATCAACCTATTCCTGTACAAAGATTTCTTGACAAAGTTACCCAACAGTATGCTAGAATGACAGTTCATAATACTGTTAAAAAAATGGGTTTTCAGGTGGAAGAAGAATGGGAGATGGATGACAATTCAATTGAACTAACTGTAACCGCATGGAGTTGAAAAATGAGTATTAAATTAGTTGTATTAAGATCTGGGGAAGATATCATTGCACATGTTACTGATATGTCAGTTGACCAACATGATGCTGAAGGTGAGGTTGTTGGTAGAGAAATTTTTGGATACTATCTAACAAGACCTTGTGCTGTTAAATTACTTAATGAAGAGGATACTACTGATGATACTGGTAGAAAAGCCTTTGAAATTAGTATGTTCCCTTGGATTCCTTTATCTGGTGATAAGGTAGTAAAAATTCCTTGCGATTGGGTTGTAACTATTGTTGAACCAATTGAAAAAGTTAAGGATATGTTTGAGTTGCAAGTATTGGGTGATGGTAAAACTAAAGGTGAGGTAAGTGATGCCTATGGTAGTACTAGGTTAAAAGGGTCTGATCCTTCAGCACATGGAAAACTAGATCCTAGTCATGATTTTATAAAATCAGTCATGCCATCTCGTGAAGAAATAGATAGAGAAGAAGCATTTGAAAAAGCAAAAACGGAGAAACAAAATGAAACCAGTGAAAATGTTGATACTGATGACGAATCAGGTAGTAGTGAGTCAAGTTGAGGAAGTTGTTCCTTTAGATATTGGAGATCCTAATTGCAAATTAATAGAACCATTTCTTTATGAGGATGATGCATTAAGTCCTTGGTTACTTGAATTTACTAATGATAATACTTTTATGATTAGTTCTGATAAGATACTAACACTTATTGATCCTAAACCTACTATTCTTGAAAAATATCAAAACTTGATTCAATGAAGTTTTATACCAATGTGCAAATGATCGGGAACAAGTTCCTGGTTCGTGGTTATGAAAATGGTAAACATGTAATGTTCAAGGAAGAGTATAGACCTACTCTTTTTGTTCCATCAAATAAAAAAACAAAATACAAAACATTAGAGGGTGAAAGTGTAGAAAGCATTCACCCTGGTTTTGTTAGGGATTGTCGTGAGTTTTATAAAAAATATCAGGACGTTGAGGGTTTTAAAATCTATGGGAATGATAGATATGTTTCTCAATACATATCTGATAAGTATCCTGAAGATGAGATAAAATTCGATATCTCAAAAATTAAATTAACTACTATTGATATTGAAGTTAAATCAGAGAATGGATTCCCTGATGTAGAAGCAGCTGCAGAGGAGTTGCTTCTTATATCAATTCAAGATTATAATACTAAGGAGATTATAACTTGGGGTGTTAATCCATTTAATAATAAACAGAAGAATGTTAAGTATATTGAGTGTGGTTCTGAGGTAGTATTACTTCAAAAATTTATTGACTATTGGGATAATAATGCTCCAGAGGTTATAACTGGATGGAACATACAATTTTATGATATTCCATATATCTGCAAAAGACTGACTAGAGTTCTTGGTGAGAAGCAAATGAAAAGGTTTTCACCTTGGGGTTTGAACACTGAGAATGAGATTTATATTCAAGGTCGTAGACAATTGTATTATGATGTAGGTGGTATAACTCAACTAGATTATCTAGATCTTTATAAGAAGTTTACTTATAAGGCACAAGAGTCTTATCGTTTGGATTATATTACAAAGGTAGAGTTGGGACAGCAGAAGTTAGATCACTCTGAGTTTGATACCTTCAAGGATTTCTATACTAATGGGTGGCAAAAGTTTGTAGAGTATAATATAATTGACGTGGAACTTGTTGACCGTTTGGAAGACAAGATGAAGTTGATTGAACTTGCTATTACTATGGCATATGATGCTAAAGTAAACTATGCAGATGTATTCTTTCAGGTGCGGATGTGGGATACCATCATCTACAATTATCTAAAGAAGAGGAATATTGTAATTCCTCCTAAAGAAAGATCTAAAAAAGACGAAAAATACGCAGGTGCTTATGTCAAGGAACCGATTCCAGGAAAGTATGATTGGGTTGTTAGTTTTGACCTTAACAGCCTGTACCCTCATCTTATTATGCAGTACAATATTTCCCCAGAGACCATCAGGGAAACTCGACATCCCAGTGCGAGCGTTGAAAGGATCTTAAATCAGGAGTGTAAATTTGATGGAGATTATGCAGTTTGTGCGAATGGAGCGCAATATAGGAAGGATGTTCGTGGGTTTTTGCCTGAACTTATGGACAAGATGTATGGAGATCGTGTGGTCTTTAAGAAAAGGATGTTACAAGCAAAGCAAGAGTATGAAAACAATCCGTCCAACACACTTACCAAAGAGATTGCTAGGTGTAACAATATCCAGATGGCAAAGAAGATTGCCCTTAATAGTGCTTATGGTGCTATCGGCAATCAGTACTTTCGGTATTACAAACTTGCTAATGCAGAAGCCATTACTTTGTCTGGCCAAGTATCCATACGTTGGATAGAGAATAAAATGAATGAAAAGATCAATAAGATCTTAAAAACTGAGGAGGTTGATTATGTTATTGCTTCGGATACTGATTCCATTTACCTTAATCTCGGTCCTTTGGTTGACCGTGTATACGAGGGACGAGAGAAAACTAATGAAGATGTTGTTGGGTTCCTTAACAAGGTGTGTGAAAATGAATTTGAGCCTTTTATTGAAGGTTCTTATGAAGCGTTGGCCAGGTATGTAAATGCCTATGACCAAAAGATGTTTATGAAGAGGGAGAACATTGCTGATCGTGGTATCTGGACTGCTAAGAAAAGATACATTCTAAATGTATGGGATAGTGAGGGTGTTAGATATAGTGAACCCAAACTTAAGATGATGGGTATTGAGGCAGTCAAGTCATCTACACCAGCACCATGCAGAGCAATGATTAAGGATGCACTTAAGATTATGATGAATGGAACTGAAGAGGAGGTAATTAATTTTATTGATGATTCTCGTAAGAAGTTTAAATCACTACCACCAGAAGATATTGCTTTTCCTAGATCTGCATCTAATGTTGAAAAGTATAAAGCACATTCTACAATCTATGCAAAAGGAACTCCTATACATGTACGTGGTGCATTATTATTCAATCACTATATTAAGAAGAATAAGTTGGATAATAAATATTCACTCATTCAGAATGGTGAGAAGGTTAAATTTTGTTATTTGAAGAAACCAAATGTTATTCATGAGAATATTATTTCTTTCATTCAAGATTTTCCTAATGAATTGGGTCTTGACAAGTATATAGACTATGACCTACAATTTGAGAAATCATTCTTAGAACCACTCAAGATTATTCTTGATTCTATTGGATGGAATGTTGAAAAAACTGCAAGTTTAGAATCATTTTTTTGTTAATGGAGGATTAATGGATTTTTTAAAAGATATTGTAAAGGAAATAGGAGATGATTTCACACAATTGGCAGCAGATATTGACGAGACTGAAAAATATGTGGATACAGGTTCGTACATTTTTAACGGACTCGTTTCAGGTTCTATATTTGGTGGCGTATCTAGCAACAAGATTACCGCTATTGCTGGTGAAAGTAGTACAGGGAAAACTTTTTTCTCTCTCGCTGTTGTCAAGAATTTCCTTGATAGTAATCCCGATGGGTATTGTCTCTATTTTGATACTGAGGCTGCCGTTAATAAGGCATTACTTGAATCTCGTGGTATAGATTTAAGTAGACTTGTTGTTATTAATGTAGTAACCATTGAGGAGTTTAGGGTCAAGGCACTTAAGGCAGTTGATAAATATATGAAAATGCCCATAGAGGATCGCAAACCATGTATGTTTGTGTTAGACTCCTTGGGAATGCTTTCTACAGAGAAAGAGATAAGAGATGCACTAGATGATAAACAGGTTAGGGACATGACCAAATCCCAACTTGTTAAAGGTGCATTCAGAATGCTCACTTTGAAACTGGGTCAAGCAAACATTCCACTAATAGTCACAAACCACACTTACGATGTCATTGGATCCTACGTCCCTACTAAAGAAATGGGTGGAGGCAGCGGCCTCAAGTACGCAGCGAGTACGATCATTTATCTTAGCAAGAAAAAAGAAAAGGATGGTAAAGAAATCATTGGAAACATTATCAAAGCAAAGACACATAAATCACGTTTAAGTAAGGAGAATAAAACAGTTGAGATACGTTTATTTTATGATGATCGTGGTCTTGACCGTTACTATGGTCTATTGGAACTGGGTGAGATTGGGGGACTCTGGAAGAATGTCGCAGGAAGATATGAGATTGGAGGCAAAAAGATATACGCAAAACAGATCCTTTCTGAACCAGACACCTACTTTACTAACGAGGTAATGCAAGCCCTTGATGAAATAGCACAGCAAGAGTTTAGTTATGGATAGTAGAACTGAATTTGTAATTCTTAGAAATCTTTTATATAATGAAGAGTATGTTCGCAAAGTAATTCCTTTTATAGAATCTAAGTATTTTGAATTAGAAGAAGAAAAGAAAGTTTTTATTCTTATCGTAGGTTTCTTTTTAAAGTATGATAAGTGTCCTACTGCTGAAGCGTTATTTTTAGATGTAAAAAATCTTCGTGATATAACACAAGAAACTACAGATAAAATATTAGTTATTCTTGAAAAGTTAATGGATTCACTGGATCAGGTTGCTGATCAGCAGTGGTTAATAGATACTACTGAAAGGTGGTGTCAAGAACGTGCTATATACTTAGCATTGATGGAATCTATTGCAGTAGCAGATGGTCAAGATGATACTAAAGGAAAGGATGCCATCCCTGATATACTAGCTTCTGCTCTGTCAGTTTCTTTCGATAATCATATAGGTCATGATTACTTAGAAGATTATGAAGCAAGGTATGAATCGTACCATAGGAAAGAAGATAAGATCCCGTTCGACCTTGAATATTTTGACAAGATTACGAAAGGAGGTATTCCGAATAAGACTCTCAACATTGCTCTTGCTGGCACAGGGGTTGGAAAGTCTTTATTTATGTGCCACTTGGCTAGCAGTGTCCTCCTCCAAGGCAAAAACGTCCTCTACATCACTCTCGAAATGGCAGAGGAGAAGATTGCGGAGAGGATCGATGCTAATTTACTTAATGTCAATATACAGGACATAACAGATTTGCCCAAACCAATGTTTGATAGTAGGGTAACTAATCTTGCTCAGAAAACACAAGGATCATTAATAATAAAAGAATACCCTACTGCATCAGCACACTCAGGACATTTTAGAGCATTATTACAAGATTTATTCTTGAAAAAATCCTTTACTCCTGATATAATATTCATAGATTATTTGAACATATGTGCATCTTCAAGATACAAGGCTGGAAGTAATGTCAATTCTTATTCGTACATCAAGGCGATTGCGGAGGAACTTAGAGGCTTGGCTGTCGAAACTAACCTCCCGATTGTTAGTGCTACTCAAACTACTCGTTCTGGTTTCGGTTCTAGTGATGTTGATCTTACTGACACGTCAGAGTCCTTCGGACTCCCTGCTACTGCTGATCTTATGTTCGCTCTCATATCTACTGAGGAGTTGGAAGGATTAAATCAGATTATGGTAAAGCAATTGAAGAATAGATATAATGACCCTACAATTAATAAGAGATTTGTTGTGGGTATTGATAGATCAAAGATGAGATTGTATGATTGTGAGCAGTCTGCACAAAATGATATACTTGACAATGGACAAGAAGAAGAGTATAATGCTGATGAGAAAAAATTAAAAAAATCTTTCGAAGGTTTTAAATACTAAGATGAAAACACTTCTTGCAACTCTATTTCTTTTAAGTTCCACTCCTGTTTTAGCTGATGAATATCAAGAAGGATATTCAAAGACTCGTAATTGTTTTAAGACAGAATATAGAGAGGAGTATATACCAGGTACAGCAGATAATCCTGGATATGTTCAGTCTTTTCATGAAACAGTTGAAGTTCCTTGTAGATATGATGAAGGTTCTTTGAGAAATGGTGGATATACACGTAAGACTACTATACAGTATGATAATAATGATTGTTCTGATGGTAAGATTGCTGGTGGTTTAGTTGGTGGTGGACTTGGTGCTGCTATTTCAAGAGGTGATGGACGTTGGTGGGCAATTCCACTAGGTGCTGTTCTTGGTAGTCGTATTGGATGTGAGATAGAAGGAGGATAATTATATGACAGCTTTAAAAGATAAGATTAAGCAAGCAGAAGAACGTATAAAAGAATTAAAAACCTTAATTGAACATTGGAGAAAACAAAATGACAGTTGACACTGAAAAGTATCTTGAATTTGTTAAAGGAGTTACTAGTTTTCCTAGTACTGATCTAGCAGCATTATTATCTCGTCTTACAGAACTTGACGTAGAAAGTAATGCTCATATTCCAGGTTTACTTACTGCTGCACTTGGATTGACTGCTGAGTCAGGTGAGTTTACTGAGGTGGTAAAGAAGATTATTCTACAAGGCAAACCATATAATGAAGAGAATATCTTCCATATGAAGAGAGAACTTGGTGATATCTGTTGGTATCTTGCACAAGCATGTACAGCATTAGATACTACATTTGATGAAGTAATAGAAATGAATGTAGACAAACTCAAAGCAAGATATCCTGGTGGAGAGTTTGATGTTCATAAATCAGAAAATAGACAAGAGGGTGATCTATAAATATTTAAAAAGTGTTTATAGATGGCTAAGAAAAGATCACCTTCGATAACTGGTACAACCATGACTGCTATGCAAGAATTAGCATCTGCATGGATATTTAAAAGAGCTATTCAAGATAATCAAAGATTTTTAAGAGCAGAAGATATTAAGACTGGGAACCCAAAAGATGGTGGTAAAACATATGATGAACTTCTAAAAATTTGGCAATCTACTAGTAAAGGTAAGATTAAGACTAGAGAGATGGCAGAGATTCATTTAGAGGAAAATCAATGGTTAGAAAATTTTTACAAACAAAGTGGAAGATTATTAAGAGAAGTTGGTGATTCTAAATTTACAGTATTCACTCGTGGAAGAACTGCTGGATATACTTCTGATTGGTATAAGAATACAACTACTTTTATGGAATGGGTTGAGCAACAAGTAAAAGATAGATTTAATATTCAGAGAAAAGATAATTGGAATCCTGCGGATGTTTGGTTAATAAAGGATCAACGAAAACATAGAAGGGCAATAATGAATGCCATGAAAACACCAGTTAAAAGTAAAACGAAAGGTGTAGTTACTGCTAATTTAAATCAATTTAATGATTTGTTTAGGGATTTGTTTAAAAAGAAACAGATCATGGGTATTTCTTTGAAAAAAATATCTGGTACAGATGCTAAATGGAAAGAAGTCAATGTTACAGAAGATTATTTCAAGAGTATAGAAGCTACTGAAATGGAATTTACTGGTGCTAAATGTAAATTTGGTCCTGGTGTAGTAACTGAAGCACAGGAAGAAAGAGGTAGAAGAAAATTAGATTTGCCTACAAAATCTGGTAAGTTTTCTTTAGAGACACAGGAGACGATGGTTACTCTTAAAGATCCTGAAACTAATGCTCAGTTTGAAATACAAATAAAAGCAAATGATAATAGTAAGTTTGATAATTTAAAGTATGAACCAAAAGATAAAAGTAATTCTGCTGCTAGATTAGGTAAAGCTACTACTGGATATGTTGATGATCTTATGTATGCATATGGTAGACCGCAGTGGAAGAGAAGTTGGAAAAGTTATCCTGATAGTAAAACTGATTTTAATGAAACAGAGCAGAATAAATATTTGGGTATGATCAGAGAATTGAAAGCAGATGGTGTTGATATTGGAAATGTAACTCCAGAAGAAGCTATTGTTAATATTAGAGAAACTTTTGATAGAACTTCTCAACCTCAAACTGCTAATAGTAAATTAATGCAAGTTACTTGGTTATATAATGTATTATCCATGTCTACTAAAAATAGAAATAAGTTTTTAACAGATCTTATATTCCTAGCAGAGAAATCGGGTCGTAGGTATGGACCTTACGGTAAATTATATTGAATAAATATAGTATATAAATACTCCTATGAAGAGCTTTTTAAATTTTTTAACTGAGGCAAAAGAGTCCACTGCAGTAGTTCAAGCGAGAAGACTTGGATTAAAAACTGATGGGCATGGTGGGTGGTATGATACCCAAGGAGAGTTTGTCGCTAAGACGGAGAAGGGAGAATTAAAGTTTTATAATAAAGGACAGATAGATGGGGAAAAAGATAAACCAAAACATCCTAACAAAGCAAATCCTGCTCAAGCAAAACCTACAAATTCACCTGAAGTTAGAAGATCTCCAGCAGCAGTAAAGGATCCATCTGGAGCATCTAGAAAAGTAGATCAACCATTAACTGTTGTATTTGGTAGGTTTAATCCACCTACTTCAGGACATAAAAAGTTATTAGATTTTGGTAGTAAGGCAGCAGCAGGTGGAGAGTATAAGGTATATCCTTCAAGAACAAACGATCCTAAGAAAAATCCATTGGATCCTGGAACAAAAATAGATTATATGAAGAAGATGTTCACAAATTATGAGGATAATATAGTAGATAATAAGGATATGAAGAGCATTTTTGATGTTCTTAAATCGGCAGATGAAGATGGGTTTGAGGAAATAACAATTGTAGTTGGTTCTGATCGTCTTGCTGAGTTTAAAAATCTTGCTAACAAGTATAATGGAGACCTTTATGACTTCTCACAGATAAATGTAATTTCTGCTGGAGAAAGAGATGATGATTCTGATGCCGTAGAAGGAATGTCTGGATCTAAGCAAAGAAAAGCAGCATCTGATAATGATTTTGAGTTATTTAAGAAGGGACTTCCAAGTAGTTTAGATGATGGTGATGCTGCTGCACTTTTTGCTGCTGTTCAAAAAGGTATGAAACTATCTGCTAAAGATGAGAAAAAAGAAACATGGCAGATTGCACCTAAGTTTGATCAGATAACTTTAAGAGAGAAATATGTACAGAAAAAGATATTTAAAATTGGTGATCTTGTAGAAAGTTTACATACTGGGTTAATTGGTAGGGTAATGAGAAGAGGAGCTAATCATTTAATATGTTTGACTAGAGAAGGGTTTATGTTTAAGTCTTGGATAAGAGATGTCTCTGAAGCTTATACTGAAAAGAAAATGGATCGTAAGGAAAGAGTGCCTGGTAAACCCAATACTCTTGTAGGAACTACTGGATATCTTAAAAATGCAATGGCTATGACTGGAACAACTGGTATAATAAATTTCATAAATAAATACAAGGCTAAAAAATAGTAGAATTATTACCATGTCAATGCGTCAGTTAAATAACCTTTCAGATGTATATTTGGAAGCTGTATATGGAAAGTCTCCTGAACAAGTTGAAGCAGAACGTCGCAAGAAAGACGATCTTGCTGGTGCTCCTTTAACAGTAACTAATGCTGATAAGAAAGCAAACACTAAAGCATATCAGAATTTAAAGAAAGGAGTTAAGGGGTATAAGGCTGCTGATCATATGAAAGAAGGGCATAGTAGTGATACAAAAGGAAAGAAAAATTGTGGTTGTGGGCAAGATCCTTGTATAACCTATGGAAAACAGGATAACCCTATGAAGGAGGAGAAGAAAGCAGCAAAAGATTATGATGGAGATGGTAAGATAGAATCTGGAAAGGATGAGTACTTTGGTTCTAAAGATAAAGCCATCAAAAAGGCAATGGGTAAGAAGGTAAAGCAACAAGAAGATTATTCTGATTGGAGAGCAGATTTAGTAGAGAGGGATTTGATAGAAGTTGTTGATGATAGTGATAAAGAAGATGATGATTATGGAAGTGATAAGAAGGTTAAGGAGAAAAAAGTAAAAAATACTGTAAAGGTAAATCCTAGTGTAAAGATAGAATCAGTAGAAGAAGGATATGGTAAAGATAAAAAAAAGAAAAAGGGACATGATTGTGCTTCAAAGGTAAAGCATGAAGAGTATGGTGTAGGTGATTGTCTTAAAGAAATGCATGATCTTGATGAGGATGGCAACGTAAGTCATTATGATGTAAAGTTTGCTAGTCGTATAGTTAGAAATGTTCCTTCTTCAGACCTAGTGGTTCTTGAGGGAATGTATCATGAGCATGTTATTAGAGATACTAGTGAAAATTATCAGGCAATGAGAAATCCTGAGAAAGCTGAAAAGGAAGATAAGAGAAGTGCGAAGCAAAAGAGAATGGATGATCCTGAAAAGGGAATTAATTCTCCTGCATTTAAGGAGTTTATGAGATCAAGGGGAATGTAATCATGAAGACTTTTGAGCAATTTAGTGAGGGTTCCCTTCATAAGTGGTTTAAGGGTTCTAAATCAAAAGACGGTAAAGCTGGTTGGGTAAACGTCAAGACTGGTGGAACATGTGCTAGTGATGAACCAGGTGAGGGTACACCAAAGTGTGTATCATCTTCTAAACGTGCCAGCATGACAAAGGCAGAAAGAGATTCTGCATCAAGAAGAAAGAAAGCAGCAGATCCTAATCAACAATCAAAGTCTGGTGCAGCAAAACCAACATATGTTGCTACTGATAAAAAGAAAAAAGTGAATGAGGATAAAGTACTTAAGACTGTTGCAAAGGAATTGGTTGGTGCAAGTAAAATGCACAAGGGTCAGTCAGAGAAAATAAAAAAACATCTCAAGGATATGAAGAAGGTTGATGAGGCATGTTGGAAGGGTTATAAAGCTTATGGTATGAAGAAAAAGGGTGGGAAAATGGTTCCTAACTGCAAACCAGTTGGTAGTGGTGTGAAAGAACATCATCAAAAAGATGCTAATGGTAAGGTAATAGAGCATGGTGATGGTACACCTAGTTCAGTAGAAGAAGGAAAAGGATATCAACCAGAAATAGAACATAGTAAACTGGGTGATGCTAAGAAGAAGAAAGATAAGGAAAGAGAATCAAAATTACCACCACATCTACAAGGAGATGCTATTGGTAAGATGAAGAAAGCATTTGCCACTGAAGAAGACAAGAAAGGTAAGGGTAGTGGTAAGAAAGATGCTTGCTATCATAAGGTAAAGGCAAGTGCAAAGGTTTGGCCTTCTGCATATGCATCAGGTAGATTGGTACAGTGCCGTAAGAAAGGTGCTGGTAATTATGGCAACAGTAAGAAGGAAGAAGTAGAGTACGTAGATGAAGCAAAAAGTGCTGCATGGCAAAGAAAAGCAGGTAAGAATCCTGAAGGTGGTTTAAATCAGAAGGGTGTTGACTCTTATCGTGCTGCAAATCCTGGTTCTAAATTGAAGACTGCTGTTACAACTAAACCTTCTAAGTTAAAGAAAGGATCTAAGTCAGCAAATAGAAGGAAATCATTCTGTGCTCGTATGAGTGGAATGAAAAAGAAACTAACTTCTGCTAAGACTGCTAATGATCCTGATTCAAGGATTAATAAGTCACTTAGAAAGTGGAACTGTAGTTACGAACCAGACGGAACACCTATTATGGAAGAAGACAAGGCATTTAACTTTGTACTTGATAAGATTAGAAAAGAAGTAGGTAAAGATGGGTATGTGAGTAAGAACAATCCTAGAAAACCCCAAACTCCTCAACAGAAAGCAAAGGTTCGTGCTCATCAAGCAAAAGTTGATAAAGAAAATGCAGCAGAACGTAAGAAAGATCCATCACAGGGTCGTTATCCAAAAGGCTAGTGATGCCTCTCCCAAAAATTCACTATGATCCTTGGTTTCATGAAGATATGACTGATTTTCATTTACCTGAGATTGGTGATGAACCACCAAGACCAGAAGAAGATGTTGCAGATATACATCAAAAGATGTATGAAATAGCAACAAATAAGTATAACCCTTTCTCTGTCGGTGGGTCGGAGAGTATTCATGACTTTGAAGGAGGAAAAGACTAATGCCAGCAAAAAGTAAATCGCAACAAAGATTTTTCGGTATGGTTCGTGCTGCCCAGAAGGGTGAGATGAAAAATCCATCTAAAGAAGTTCTAGATGTTGCATCTGATATTAGCATGAAGGATGCTAAGAAGTTTGCAAAGACTAAACATAAAGGTCTACCTGATAAAAAGATAGCAAAGGAGGAAATTTCCATGCAAGAAGCATTTGGTTTTAAAGATTTCAGAGCTAAAGCTAAAAAAATGAAAGAAAAACAACCAGAGAAAGCAATGGATGCTGGTGCAAAAGCAAGAAGAGTATTAAAAAGAAAAGAACATGCAAAGTATGTTTCAGGTAGTACGGAAAATGTTCCTGATGATATAAGAGATCATATAGAATATTAATATATAATCTAGTTGAAGTGAAATTATGGCTGACTTAGGACTTGATGCCTCTCAGGAGACACGTATCACTGTGATGCAAATGCAGATAGAAAGATTGGAAGAAAAACAAGATGAATTGCGTGAAAGATTAAAGGTTGTGGAGAAATGGGTCATAGGTGCAGCTGCAGTATTGGCAGCAGGAGTTACGCTTATAGGATTTTTAACTAACATATCTAAAGCATATCTCTAAGATACTCAGGTTATAAATATTCATTAGCACAGAAATTCTTACGAGAGAAAAGACATGGCACTTTGGGGTAATAAAGACAATATTGGTGCTGGCGGTACAGTATCTCTAGCATATGGTACAGGTGTTGTAACTGGAACAGGAACTACTTTTGGACAAGTAGGTGCAGCTGCAACTGGTGATGTAATTAGGTTTGGTGATAAGACCAAAGCTGGTGGATCATTCTATTTTGGTGACGCAGTAATCGTATCTATTGCAAGCACAGTTCAATTGACAATTGGATCAACTGCTGGATTAAATAGTTCAGTACCTAAGACTGGTGTTGGAGCTACTACTTTCCAAGTAAGTCAACTTCCTAAGTATACTATTAAGGATCATACTTGGAGTGAGACTAGAACCGACGCAGATTCATATGTTTATGGTGTATCTGAAGCAGGTTCTGAAAACGCAATTGCTACCCAGTATGAAACTGGTGTAGGTTGGGTTGGTGTTACTACTTACATGGGCAATGATGGTGAGTTAAGAGTTAAGAAAGAGATTCTTGTTGCTATGTCAGGTATTTCAACTGGAAACACTCCTATATACGATAAAGATCCATCTGTAAACTAAATAATTTATAATATGTTATGTTTTTTAATGAATTGAATGACGATAATTTTATTCTGTTTGCTGTCAAACATTATGAAAATCCCCAAGCTGTAACCAAAAAAGATTTTGAAAAAGATCTTAATCATTTTAAATATATTAAAAGATTATTGAAGAGGTATAAGAATACTGGTGAGTTAAAAATTCATCTTCTTATTAATCATTTTATTGTTCTTTATAATATTTTTGGTGATGCTGCAACTCCAATGCTATTCTATAAAATAGAAGAGGATTTATGGTCAGTTATGAAAACTTTTATAATATTTTTGAATAGATTTCCTCAACATCCTAAATCAGATTTTCATAGTGTTGCTGTTGATCTTGAGTGTTTAGTACAACTCCAAAAACTTTCCAAAAAAGATGAGTCCACTTGATAAAATTATTTCTATTATAAGAGAGGAAATGATGACTGCTAATCCTCCTGGTGGTCAGGGTGGATATAGTGCGTCTGCCGATGCAAAAGGACCAGTTGCTGGATATGATAAACCATTAGGTAAGGGTAAGAAAAAAAGAAAGAAAAATTTAGGTGTTTGGTCAAGATCTTTAAGGAAAAAATGAGACCAAGTGAAGCAATGTTAGATCGACTGGAGAGAGTCATCGAGACTCTTCAGGATAACTCCGTTAAAATGGGGCAGATGCTTGCTGTCCATGACGAAAAATTAGACAAACAGGACAGGATAGATGCAGTATTATTTGAGAAAGTGGAATCGGTTCATAGAGAGGTCAACCGTCAGAGTGCGGAGATTAAGGCAGGATGTGAGAGAGATATTCGATTGGTAGATACCCGTCTTCGTAAGATAGAGATGAAGATGTGGTCTATTGCTGGTGCGTTAAGTATAATAAGTTTTATTGTGTCACCAGTTGGTCAGAAAATTGTTGGATCAGCATTGACAACGACCCCACCTGCGAGTATAATACAGAAATAATAGACTCCTTATAATGAATTTGGTTGATTCCAAATATATTGGACTAATATCTTCCCGATTACAAAAATTTAAAAGGGTAAAACCAAATCTATACAACTTTCGTTGTCCAATTTGTGGTGACTCCCAAAAAAATAAAAGTAAAACCAGAGGATATCTGTATGCTGTAAAGGCAGATATGAATTTTAGATGTCACAATTGTGGTGCATCTATGACTCTTAGTAATTTTATTAAAAAGATAGATTCTAATATTCATAAACAGTATATTTTTGAAAGATTTAAAGAAGGTAAGACTGGTAAAGGGACAGTTGTAGAAGAACCTAAATTTAATTTTGAGGTTCCTCAGTTTAATCCTAAGTTAGATTTGCCTAAAGCATCTACAAATCCTCTTGCTAAAAAATATCTAGAAAATAGAAAATTAAATCCAGATAAATTCTATTATACTGATAAGTTTAAAGCATGGTCAAATTCTCTTAAGAGGACGTTTGATAGTGTGCAATATGATGAACCAAGGATTATTATTCCTTTGTTCTATAAGCAAACCTTGGTGGGTTTTCAGGGTAGATCCCTAGTTCCTAGCAAGGTTAAATATATTACCGTGATGATTAATGATGAAGCACCAAAAATCTACGGATTGGATAACATCAGAGGAGATGCTCCAGTCTTCGTTACAGAAGGACCGTTCGACAGCACGTTCATTCGCAATAGCATTGCAATGTGCGGTGCAGATGGTGATGTTCGGAAGTGGGGTGTTAGCGCTCCTGTGTGGGTTTATGATAACGAGCCGAGGTCTAAGGAAATTACAACAAGAATCTCCAACACTATCGACAGAGGTGAATCAGTCGTTATCTTCCCCGACAATATACATGAAAAGGACATAAATGATATGTTCCTTGCTGGACATGATGTTCAGTCTATAGTAGAATCAAACATATATAAAGGACTAAAAGCAAAACTTCAATTTAACACTTGGAAAAGAATATGAGTAATGGTCTCAAGGTTAAAAAACGCAATGGAAGAGGAGTAGAACCTCTTGATCTTGATAAGATCCACGTAATGGCAGAAGAGGCATGTAAAGGTCTTGCAGGTGTATCTGCAAGTCAAGTGGAGATACAATCAGGTATACAATTCTATGATGGTATCACGACTGCTGAAATACAAGAGATTCTTATTAAGAGTGCTAGTGATCTTATCACTTTAGATAATCCTAATTATCAATTTGTTGCTGCTAGACTGCTTCTTTTTGCTCAAAGGAAGAGTCTTTTTGGTAAGATATGGGAGTTTCCTACTTTAGAAAATCATATTTACACCTGTGTTAATAAAGAGGTGTATGATGATTCAATTTATTCAAAATATTCAAAGGAAGATATTGAGAAAGCAGATGGATATATTGACCATGATCGTGACTTTTTGTTTACATATGCTGGATTACGGCAAGTAGTCGATAAATATTTGGTACAAGACAGAAGTGAGGGGAAAGTCTATGAAACACCTCAGTTCATGTATATGATGATCGCATTGACGATTTTTGCAGAATATCCAAAACAAACGAGGTTAAATTATGTCAGACGATACTACGACGCAATCAGCAAGCACAAGCTCAACATCCCAACCCCAATCATGGCTGGAGTCAGAACACCCATTCGTCAATTTGCATCTTGTGTTTTGGTTGATGTTGATGACACCCTCGATAGTATCTTTAGCAGTGATATGGCTATTGGCAAATATGTCGCACAAAGGGCTGGTATCGGTATTAACGCAGGTAGAATCAGGGGAATCAATTCTAAA